TGAACCAGGAAGTTGGCCCGCTTCTGGTTCCTGGCCCAATCCCCACCCATGTTGAGCGAGAGCAGGCCACCCATCTGGATGCGGGCCTGCTGAATCTGGCTGTTGTAGTCAATGAGGAGCTTCTTGCCGAGGCGGAAGCTCAGGAACCCCGCGGCGCCCACTGCCAGGCGCCGAAGGGTCTTCCCCAGAGCGTTGGTACCGCGACTCGCACCCTCGGCCTCCTTGCCGATACGACCCAACGCCTTGCTCGCCTTGTCGTCGAGCAGGTAGCGAACATTGATATCGTATACCGTTGAGGCCATATTATGTTATATTCCTCCGATGCCGAAGACGATTGAGGAGCGGTTCTGGCCGAAGGTGAAAAAGGGCCGGAAGAACGAGTGCTGGTTGTGGACAGCTTCGCTGAACCGCGGATACGGGCAGCTCGCCGACAGGCACGGCAAGCCTCCGCTGAAGGCGCACCGAGTCTCTTGGGAGTTGGTCTTTGGGCCAATACCGGAAGGGTTGTGGGTGCTCCACAAGTGCGACAACCCTCGTTGTGTCAACCCCAACCACCTGTTTCTGGGCGATCAAGGCACCAACATGAAGGACGCCGCAAGCAAGAATCGCCTGCCCGGCAACCGCACCAAGGGCAGCCAACACCACCGCTCCAAAGTGACTGAGGAGCAGGTGAAAGAGGTTCGCCGGCTTTACGAAACCGGCGAGCACACCCAAGCCCAACTCGCGGCCAGCATCGGCATCACACAAACCCAAATCAGCAACATCGTTCGACGCCGCGTTTGGAAGCATGTATGAGCTGATGCTGGCCATTTAGAAGAGTCCTGTCCTCCTGATTGCTCTGGGCGGGGCCGAGGAGGGAGGTGACTCCTCGCCCTGCATCTGGTCGTTCGCGTTTTCAACCCAGTCGGACAACTCCTTCTGGAGGGAAAACCGGTCGCAGCGGCTGAGCAGGAGGTACTCCTGAAACTCCATCGGGCAGTGGTAGCTCAACCGAATCCACTCAAAGTGGAACTGCTTACGGACTTTGCGGTAGTTCTCTAGCGGGTGCCGGTTGCCTCCGTCGCCGTTTCGTCCGCCATCTCCGCTTCGCTTTTGGGCACGGCTTGCAGCCCTGGCGTTGCGTCCTCGCTGGCTGCGAGAAACACGGAGAGTTCCTCCAAAGGGAGGTCGTTCAGCTGCTCATACGCCTTCATAATGAGGGCGCGAGTCTTGGAGTTGAAGCGCTCCATCTCCAAGAACGGCTGCTGAACTTTCTGGCCGTCCACCTCGACGATGGACAGCCGAACCAGCTCGGTCATGACCGAGCCGCGTTCCCCCCGGCCATCAGCGGCCAGTGCGGCATCCTGCTCGTCGATGCCATTGGTTTCGCGCATCACGATCTCGTCGATGCTGCAATGCTTGGGGAACTTGAACTTCCTGTGCAGTAGTGTGGGTGTTTCCATTGGTTGTGCCTTTCATCCACCAGATACAGATAGACACCCCCTCCCCTAGCCGTTGGTGGCCAGCTAGGGGAGGAGCACCAGGTGCCTGCGGAGGTACCCCATGGCAGGGGACTCTTTAGCCGACGATAACGGCTTGTCGCTTCGCCTTGCCCTCGAAGGAGTTCTGGATGTACTCCTTCCGGCCGCCGATGGTGCGTTCCGACAGCTTCAGCACGCAGTCGATAAGACGCATCGTCTGAGGAAGCGTCGTACCGTTGCGGTACACGAAGGTGACGGACACGCCGATGACGGGCGGGGCCTGGTTGGACTCTTCCTTGAAGGTCACGAGATTCAGGAAGTTCAGGGCGGCCTCGTCCAGCTCGTCCACGGTGAACGAAAAATCGTGTCCGTGGTGCTGGAAATCGAGATCGTCGAAGTCCTCCCCGAGATACTCCTGCTCAATCAGGTCTTGCCTGGGGGTGAGCGTGAAGTCTCGGACTTTGAAGAATGAGCCCTCCAGCTGTCCGAAGATGCCGAAGCTGGCGGCGAAATCGTCGGCGACGGTGATACGAACCGTCGCTTCCTGGCCTCTGATTCTAGCGGTCATGGTCTTGCTCCTTTCCTAGTCCTTAGACCTCGATGGTGACACCGGTTCCGATCTCGGTCTTGAGGACCAAGTGGAGGATGTGACCAATGAGCTTGACCCGCCAGAGGATGAATTCCAACCCCTGAGCGCGCTGAGACTCGGTGTTGACGGACTCCTGGTCCACCTCGAACTCCTCAATGATGCGGTTCTGCGCCTTGAGGTCGTCCGAGAAGGACACCAGCTCGCCGCCCATGATGCGTCGGGTTTCGGCCAGGTTCTTCTTCTTGACGTAGAACTTGAGCCGGCCCGCTGCGGACAGCTGAAGGAAATCCGCCGACCGGCGACGAGTGATTTCGGTTTTGCCAGGGGTAAGGTCGATGACCACGCCAGAGACGAAGAGGAATCCTTCGTCCCGTTCCAGAGCTGCGATACCCGCCTCGCGAAGCGTGACGTAGTCCTCTCGGGTGAGGGACTCGTTTCGCAGCTCCGAGATACCGGCCGTGAACGCCTTGGTGGCTTCCTCGCCGGGATGAATGTCCACGTCCGTCTGGGACAGAATGGACGCCATCCAGCTGTGAGGCGGAACCTCCAGCAGCGTTCCCGTCTCCGGGTCCAGCGTCTTCGGGCTGTTGTAGCAGAAGACGACCCGGTCGTTCCGGCTGAACGCAGCGACATCAGCCGCCACAGTGGCCACGGGGTCGGCATGGTTGCCGCTCCACAGAAGGAACAGACGGTCAGAGCTGGCTGCGGCCGCGGTGATCATGGCGGTGTTGACAGAGTCAACAGTCGCCTCGGTGTCGGCCTCAGAGCAGAGCACGGCACCGACGCCGCGGTACTCCTTGATTTGGTCCAGCGCTCGGCCGGTGCCGGTGTAGTCGGCAGCGGTGAGGGTGCCGGTGGTTCCAAGAACCGAGGTGTACGAGGCCACCGTGGTTCCGAGAGCCATGAAGCCACCGACAGCACCAGTGTCCAGGGCCGCCAGGTAGGCGCCAGTGTTGGAGTCCGTGTTGAGCGGACGACCATCAGCCAGCTTCGTGACGACGACATGGTTGCCGAGGTCATCACCGATGACCGTGGCCAGGTTGTCGTTCCCCGCCTGGGTGTTCAGGTTTTCGTAGGTGACAGTCGCGCCGTGGTAGCGGATGACCAGGTTGAACTTCAGGGCATCGCCGTCCGTTGCATCTTCGATGCGGAAGAAGACATTGTTGCCCCAGGCACCGACCGAGCTGGCGTCGATGCGGATGATGGCGGTACCACCACCGCCGTCCGTGTCTTCCTCGGTGAAGGAAGCAGCCACGTCGGTGGACAACGCAGCCCGAACGATGATGAGGTTGCCGAACGGCTTGTTCAGCAGGTCGCGCCAGATGTCGCCGACCAAGGCGCCCGAGCCATCCGCGGCCAAGGAGCGGCCACCGAAGACTTCGAGGAACCGGGCCTCGCTGGTGATTTGGACAGGAGTGTCAACGGGTCCCCTCACACACCGGCCGAACATGCCGACCGTGCCGAGTGAGACACCACGAATGAACCCTGGGGGGTTCTGTTCCTGGATGTAGAGCCCTTCCAGACGAGTGAACTCGGCCGGGTTGGACGTGAACAAGGGTGCTGGGCACATGGAGTGAGTTTCCTCTCTTCTGGGTTAGGGGCCTGCGGCCGTTGAGACTGTCCCGTCCGTGCTGATGGTGACCGTTTCCTGGGCACTCGCGGGAACATCGGAAATAGGGGCCTGGAGGTCTTCGGTCAAGGTGAGCCGAATTTCCTCAATCGTGTGGACGCTACCTCTGGTCACTAGGGCCGGAATCTGGGCCGCCACGGTCAAAACGGAGTACCACTTCTTGTCGAACGCCTTTTCGTTCTCCCACTCGTCGGTGTCCAATTCCCAGGCGATGAGCGCGTTGTGGCACTGAGGTACCGTCATCACCAGAACACCGGGTGCTCCTTCTCGTTCGAGAAACAGATTGAGAATCTTCTGCTCCAGCTCAGCCCGAAGCCGCTTGGTGCCGGCGCCGAGGCGAAGCTGGACGGTTCCCTCGTGACGACCGACGTTGAGTAGGACCGTCTTCGGGGGAATACCTGTGGGGGCGGGTTCCGACAGCTCTGTGGGCTCGGCAGCCTGATCAGGGAAATAGCGGAAACGGACCGGGTCAATGACCAGGCTGGGGAACTGGAGGCGGTGTGGCGACTCAGCTGGGCCGGCACAGATGCGGCCCTTGAGCGCGGGAATACGCTCGGCGATGCACTGGGCCAGCTCGTTGAGCGCTTCAAGACGGAGGATTGCCATCAGCGAGCCCTCCGTGCGGACTGCTTCCGCAGCTCGCGGTTGATGGCCTCAGACAGGAAGCGCCGCAGGTCGTCCATGGAGTCACGGACGAAGTAGGTGGGCCGCTGGCCCTGGCGCTTCAGCTTGCGGACCGTACCCCAGACGATGTTCTTGATGGTCTTCTCGTCGGCACCGGGGAAGGTGCGGAGAGCCCACTGAGTGAGCGCTTCGATGCCTTCACGGTTGACGCCGTGCGGCCGCGCACCGCCCTCCACGATACCTGCGTGGGGAGCATCATTCTCGATAACGGGCAATCCGCGCCGACCAGTCCGTACCTTCCAGGCCGATTTCATCTGACCCGAAGACACCGGGGTCTTGCGAACGAGCATGGTGCGGCCGCGCTCCGCACCCAGCCGCATCCCCGTCTTGACAGCACGAGGAACGGACTTGCGAAGCCGGGTCTGAAGCTCGGGTCGCAAGTCCTTTGGGTGAATCTTGATGCCCATCAGAACCCATCCGCTCCTGAAGCACGCCGGAGCTTCATCGTCCAGCCGATGTCCTGAATCCGGTCGGGGTAGGGCCTCACGTCAATCAGCCAATACTGGTTGGAAATCTCTTGGCCGTGAGCGTCGGTGAGCTTGATGAGCCAGTCCTCGCCGGACTGGAGGGTGGCGTGTTCGTTGTAGCCCCCGGTCAACTCGGCCTCGGTGTAGGTGAGGC